CCAACCAATAGGCTCATCTATTGTAGTCGAAATACCTAACGGGTTAGTAGTATAATCTATGATTGTAAATGTTAGCATTTTTTTATTTGAAAATGTTTATTATACATTTGTAGTATGAAAAAAATAATCTTCGCATCTATTATAATAGCCTCTTTCAGTTCTTGCAAAAAGTGCGTTATTTGTAATAATTCCAAAGAAAAAATAACTATATGCGATAATAGTGAACAGTATAAACAAGCCGCTGATTATGGTTTTATAAGCGCATCTACAATCGGTGATTATCTTATTTGCAAATAACTTAACTCTCATATCTGTTATTTAAACTTTGAACTTTCTTACCTTTTTCAATTACATGCAGTGAGAACCCGCCTTTGTCAATATTGATATGCGTTTGAGGGTTTGCCCTTAATTCTTCAGCTATTACTTTGCCCAATTTCTTGTAATCTATATCCTGTTTAACAACAACAGCATTTAAGCCACTCATTTCAGGTGCGTGTGGCATAGGTGGATAATAAGCCGCTTGTAATAACTTCGGCAAATCTTCGTTTTTAATACCGGCTAACTGTTTATTTATTTCAGTAGGCACAACACGCTCTCCAATATTCAAACGAGCATGAACGGTATCAACTCCGCTTGGTGCGTTACCTTGTTCTACATATTCAGTTCCCTTTGCGAATTGTGGGACTGGTTGAGATAATATTAACCCTGCTTGAACACCTGCATTAGCAATAGCTAACAACCCAGTAATTAAACCGGCTGGATACCCTTGTGTAGCTAAAGAAGCTGTAAAACCTAAAAACCCATTTATGATAGCTTGTTCTGCTTTTGCCTGTTGGTCTGCTTTCCATGCTTTCCTTTTTTCTTCTGCTTCTTTTCTTCTATATTTTTCCTCTATAGCTGTTTTTTGTTCAGAAGTCAATAATGCATTTGATAATTCTCTTTCTTTTGCTTTTTCTAATGATGAAAGTTTATTATCTAATTTCTCTTTATTTTTTTCTGATTCTATTTGATATAAAGCATTAGAAATATCTTTTGTAATAGAAAAGGCGGCTGCAATAGCTTCTTTCTCCATTTTTTCTTCTTCGGCACGTTGTTTATCTTGAGCAACACCTATTTCATGCAACTGCTTCAACTTTGCATCTTCTGAAATCTTCCACTCCTCACGTTTTTTCTTTTCCCATTCTTGGAAATCCTCAAAAGACATTGTTTCAAATGCAGTTTGAATTTCTGCCAAATGATTATAATAATCTTCTTCAAACTTTATCCTATCTTCATTATTGCTTTTAATTTGTGCAAGTGCCGCAATATGTTCTTTGTAATCTTTTATTTCTTTATTCCATCTGTCATCACGTTGTTTCTTTAATTCTTCCCATTCAGCATCGCTACGTTTTAGTAATTCGTCAAAGTATGCTTTATCGGCTTGTTCTTTTGCTTTTTTATTATCATCGTCAATCTTAGAAGCCGCCTTTTTAAGGTCGTTAATACGTTTTTGAGATTCTATAATTTCGCCATCACCTGCCAATATTTGCTCTTTAAACGCGATGTAATATGCATTTTGTTCTCCATAACTTTTCTTTACTGATTCCGCTGCCGCCTCTATTCCTTTTACGCGAATTTTAGTTGCATCTTGTAATTTTTCTTCGTAAGAAATTTTAATACTAATTGCTTCTCTTTCCGTTTTGGCATTTAATAAATCTTGTTCGTGTTGGTTTTTTGCTGCCTTATCTCTATTCTTTATTCTTGTTTCTTCTTTCTTATCCTCAAGTTCCCGTAAATCTGATAGTGCTTTTTTACGAGCAGCTATTTCTTCCTCTGTTTCCTGTGCCTTATTAAGCCAATAGATTAGCCCACCAACTGCCGCAACTAATAAAGTTACACCTCCAGTAGCAGCAGCCCAAGCAGCAGCAGAACTAATAGCAAATCTCTTTTGTATAAACTCAACAACAGTTAATGCCGCCCCGTATGCCTGCGTTACTATACCTCCTTTTTCTGTTGCAATATTCGCTAATTCCTGCACGCCTTGAAGTGCCGCCATTGCGCCCTGAACTTTTAGTAAGGTCTTTTGGACGTTTTCATTCTCACTACCAAATGCCGCCATTGTGCCGGTAACTAAACTAAACCCTGCCGCCATACCACGCGCACCCTGCACCAATGTATCGAATACGCGAGTATCAGAAGCTAACTTTTTAATTTCGCCCCTTGTATCGCCAATAGTATCTTGTAATTCAGCCGTTGCCTTTGCTAATTCCTTAAACTGCTTAGTGCCACTTTGCCCCAATGCTGCCATAGTTGCAAGTTCCTTTTGCATTGCTTTTAACGCCCCTGTTGCTGTCCCGTATTTAGTAATTAACGCCTCCGTAACCTTACCTTGCTCGTATAGCTTCTCAACCGCGCCTTGTAAATCTTTTGAATACTCTTTTATAGCACCGTTGGCAACAGTTTTGTTTAAGTCCTGTAAATTAGTGGCTAACTGCTTTGTGCCTTGTTCGGCTTGTTGGTTTGCCTTGTTTACTTCAGCAAACGCAGTTTCATAATCTTTTCCAGTTTTGATTACCTGCTTATCTACGTCCTGTAAACTTTTTTGAAGTTGGTCTGTATTGCCTACAAAGTCAATTACTACCTGATTATCTTGTGCCACCCTGTTTCATTTGAGGGTTATTTTGTTTTGTAGTGAGTGCCTTATTCAATTTGAAAAAGAACTCATAAATAGTATCATTTATACTGCTCCACTTACTTTCATCTCCTCCGAGAATAACCGTTCTGTAAAGTTCGGTAAATCTTTCTTCTGTTGCCCCGACAATATCGTTAAGACTTTTCCCAACTGTGCTTTGTCTAACTCCTTTTGAATCTCTGTATAACTCAGGGAACTCGTAGCGGAATCGTTCAAGTAAGGCAGTAACCTCACTATTGGTTCGTGCAAAAAAAAAGCAAGAGCCGATTCGTGTTTCTTCCAATGCTCAATCTTTTTAGCCGCGTAACTCCACTCCCAATCATCGGGATTCTCTGAATTATCAAAGAATACAACAGATGCTAACTTATAAACCAAGTCCTCACTATGCACCCAAGTTAAACGCTCCTTTAATTGGTTGTTTAAAGTCAATACACTTGACAATTCTTTTAAACCTACCTTACCAGTTGTCAATACTTTTTCAACTGCCTTAACGTGAGCATCTAAATAGAAAGCGTCACATTTCATACTTAGTTCATCATATACTGAAAAGAACTTTAACGCTCTTTTATATGGCAGATTTGCGATAGTGTCAAACTCTTTATAATCAACACCGCCAACAGTAAAAGCATATTTGGTAACGTGCTTTGTAGCGGTAAACTTTGAATATCCGAAAAGGTTATATTTTATCTTATCTATAAATCGCATAAATCGTTTACTATGTTAGAAATCAAACCACCTTTTACTGCTTTGCCTCCACTGAATAAATTATACTTACCGCGTGAATAGTATAACTGTAATTCATATTGACCTTTTCTGCACTTTACTTTTTTACTGTTGCAACTTCCACATTCATGGCATCCAGTCCAAATAGATTTATCCAAACCAATGTTTGTAAGATAATCATTTGCCTGTATAACACTCATTCCCATATTAGCAGCCGTAATCTGTTGAACGTTCCAAAAATGCACAAATAAGTTTATTTAAACCTCCGACAATTAACACAGCAAACAATAATTCAAATGTAACAGGCTTAACTTGAACCGTCCAAATAAACACAGTCCAAAATGAAGCCATACAAACCATGCAATCGAATAAAGGTTTAGCTAACCAATCAACTAACAAAAGTTTAGCCGGAGCGTATAGCCAATTAAATATCATGCCTTGATGTGCAATAGAAACATGAATTGCTAAACATGCTAAAGATACCTGTAAACAGAATATTAGTAAGTTCATTACAGTATCACATTTACAGGTGAATTATTGAATAAGAAACTAACCCAAATGCAATCATAAGTAACACCGCTAAAAGTAAATTGTGTTACGCCTGAATAATAAACATCAACTGCTTTAGCCTCAAACTTAAAATCACCCGCATCTTTACAGAATAACCCTGTTGGCAGATTAGTAATGTTTGTGCCGTCAATAGTTATACTACCATCCGCATCACTTTCAATAGCATCGGTGCAAAATATGTTATTGAACTTATCAGTTATCCAAATGTAATAATCGGTATTAGCCTCTAAACCGCCAACAATTTGTATTGAATCTGGAAATTGAGATACACTAAACTTATAACATTCAGAACATGATTCGAGTAAATTCATATCGTGCAAATTTAAGTAAAATAAATTAGATTCTAAAAAAAGGTTTTACCGCTATATTTAATACATACCTCCATCCGTCCAAGAAGTCAGAAAAGCGTTTAGTATTTGACCTGTCTTTTATAATTTTACCATCAAAGTCAACCTCAACATACTGTAAATCATATATTAGTGGCTTACATTTATCAGGGTCAATTTCTACATTCCAATTCTTGTGAACTGCGTTTACAAATATTTTATTATCCTCAATACGTGGGTTTACTGTTGGCACTTGCATTTGTTGCATACTCAAATTCATTTGCGATTGAATTATTTTGTAGTAAGTAAGTGAATCTTTTACCATTGCCGAATGTGAATTACCCGAAGCATCACCAGTAACCATCCAAAGTGAATCGGGGTAGCTTGCAAGTAATCTATCGCACATCTCATAAACGTTTGAGTTATCCAACTTAATTGATTCAATAGCTCTAACAGTTTGTATTTCGTGTAACACCTGAACAACGGTGCAGGTCATAGGGTTTACGTTAAAGTCAAAAGTAGCCCATGTAGTTCTTTGATTATCCCATGCAGTTGGTTTGACTTGACTATCATCAAAAGCCCAACAGAATTTACCTTCTTTGTTTTCAACTCCCCATTCGCCTTTAAAATATATTTTGTAAAGGTTAGGGTCGCTCATTGCTTTATTCTCTAATACCTTTCGATATTCAGCGTCAATAAAGTGGTTATCTTGAAACGTAGTTCTTAAACAGTCAAATTCAGGTAAAGGCGAATCGTGAAATCTACTTTTAAGCCAATGTCGTTCACTTATTGGGTTATAAGTAAACATGATTTGCTTATAATGTGGAGTTTCGCCCCTTAGACGTAAATCTAACTGGTCAAAGTCACTTGCTAATAATTCAGTTGCTTCTTCTATCCAAATGCTTGTAATACCGGCTATTGACTTTAATTTTTCAACATCATCTAAACCTGCTAACAATATTTCATTACCTGAAATGTGTATAAACCTCATTTCTGATTTGTTGATAGTAAATTCAGCAGTTAAACCCATATCATCAATAGTATCTCGTAGTAACTGATAAACGGAGGAGCGCAAAGTATTTGCTACTTTTCTAATGCAAAGAATACGATGTGGTTTTTCAGTTTTTAGCCGAATAATAACCTTTTGAGCCGCAAATACACTTTTCCCACTTCCCGAACCGCCCCACAAATGAAGATAGCGTTTAGTATTACTTAGATACGGAATGTAAACATCATTGATTAGTATCTGACTGCTGTTCATCTTTGCGTGTTGACGCTGGAGAGATTATCAAATTAGCAATTCCATCGCTTGATATTTGTGCGCTCACTTCCGTAGGTATCAACTTTGCCGCTATCGCATGAAACTCACGCGGAAACTCTTTAGCGAATTGCTTTAATTCTGTTTTAGGGTCGTCTTGTAACTCATTAAAAACATTCAACACAGTTTCCTTTACTGTTTTCATTTGCTTGGTAAATTCGTTTTGAGAACCTTTAGGTCTGCCATTAACATTCCCGCTTTTCCCTTTTTCAAAAGCCATTGTATTTTTCTTGATATTTACAACAAATATAACTAATTTCCCTTTTGCAGTTTGAAAAATATCGGCTTTAGTTTATCTGGTATCTTCTTCACCAACCTACCGCCTTTAAAGTTATCACCTACAATTCCTTTTAGCTGACTGCAGAATCCTTTTGAGGTTTCAAATATAAAAAACAATCGCTTATCGGAGGTTACTAAGTTAAATCCGTCTTTGGTTTGGTAGAGTTTAGGCATTAGAATAATTTTAGCTGAGTGGTAAATGGTATCATATCCATAAAAACATTATCAGTAACGCACCAATCATTCCCGTTTTCCCTTTTGAATCTATACGCAAATCCATTAGCAGATATTTCAACTAAAGTAAATATCTCTTTATCATTCGGGTAATGGTAATCAAAGCCTATCATCAAAACGGAGTTTGCTAAAGGTTACTGAATTTCTGAATGTCGGGGTTAAAATACTTTATAAATTCAGATTCACTTCTAATTATATAATACTCATAGCCCAATGCCTCAATATCTTTTTGAAAGTGTTTCTGCTTTTCGCTTTGTTTTCCTATTTCAGTTTTAAACTCCAAAAATATAATTCTATTTGGCATTACAGCAATTACATCACTAACACCTGCCAGAACTCCGCTATTTATTTTGTGGTAGTTATTTTCATTCGGCACACTAAAGATTACACATTTTGGTTCACACCCTATTCTACAATAGGTATTTCTAAACCACATGATGCACTTTGCCTGTAAATTAACCTCTGATTGCATAGTCGTTAAATTTTGAATCTGATAAATGTTCACTCTGTCTATAAAGCCATCCTGTGTTATATCCCATGAGTGAAGCATATTGCCCTAATGTTTCTTTGCCTTTGCTTCTAACAACCCTCCAAATATAAGAGGCTTTATATTTCTTTGTCTTTTGGAGTTCCACCAGTTCAACTAAAGAAAGTTCGGTTATCTTTTTGCCTATGAACTTTTTAGGTATGACTTCAATCATAACACCTTCGGCTGCCTGTTTGGCTTCTACTTCAAACACATGATTACAAAACTTACATACTTTTGCCGTAGCGTATAACATTGCCTCACATTTCGGGCAAGTCTTTACAGGTGCAGCACCTTCTTTTTTCTTCTTCTTTTCCTTTAAACTCCATTCGCGCGGTTCATTCCACATGCCATGTTGGTCGTGATTCATCCCAAAATCTAAAACTGTGAAGTGTGTTTTGTTTGGATAGATACGACTGCCACGCCCTAAACATTGCAGAAATAAAGGAAGTGAAAGTGTTTTGCGGTTCATGATTACACATTCGATACTTGGTTCATCATAGCCGGTAGTAAGTATTCCGCAATTATTTAGAACAGGAAACAAGCCTTTAGAGAATGCTTCTAAAATTCGGGAGCGTTCTGCTTTAGGAGTTTTCGATGTGATGCTTTCGCTCACTATTCCGTTGCTATTAAATTCAGCTGCCATTGCGTTAGAGTGTTCGATGTTCACGTTAAAGATTATTGTCTTTTTATTTGGTGTTCTTTTCTGCCATTCGGTTACAACTCCGCTGTAAAGTTTTCTTTTATTGAAATGATTAAAAAGAGATTCGTCTGTATATTCTTTTCCTTTAATTGTTAGGTCGGAAAAGTCATCCACCATTTGAAAGGCTTTACATTCGCACAAATATCCGCTATTAACTAAATCTGGTGTATCAATAGTCTGAATAATATCTGAATAGTATTTAGGGATATGTTTTCCGATTGGTGTTGCTGTTGCACCTATTACACGCGCTCCTGAATATGTTTCAATTAGTTTGGTAAAGTTACCTTTATGGGCTTCGTCAATTATTATCAATGAAGGTTCAACATTATAGGCGCGTCTGTGTAGTGTTTCAATCATAGCTACGGTTACTACTGCTCTTGTATCTATTGATGTTGTATTAGCGTTTATAATCTGAATAGGGATATTATGCCGTTCTATTGCTTTAAATGTTTGTTCAAAGAGTTCTATTCTGTCAGTAAGGACTAACACTCGCGTTCCTTTATCGGCTGCCATTCTAACCATTTCTGAAAATACTACTGTTTTACCTGCACCGGTTGGAAGTGATAGAATAATTCGTTTGTGACCTTCTTTAAAAGATTCCCTAAGGTCTGATATTGCGTTTAGTTGATATGGTCTTAAATGTAGCATATTTTGGTTTATTTTTTTGTAACGGGTTGTAACGGGTTGTAACGGGTTGTAACGGGTTTGGCAAGGGGGGGGGTTACAGCTGTTTTTCATTGGTAAAATTGTTTTTTTGTAACTGGTGTAACTAGTTTTCTTCTAAAAAGTTTTATATATAATACACACACATCATGCACACACCACACATCACACATCATTATTTATTTAGGAACTCTAAAAAGTAGCGGTTACACCCGTTACACCCGTTACACTTAAAACGGGTCATTCTGATTATCAATGGTTTGTGTATTTAGTGTATCAATTTTAATACAGGAGTAGAATTTCCCAACTACTCCATTTATTCGCGTCAATTTACATTCACCCAAAATAAATTTCAGTTCAATTCCGAAACGGGTCATGTTAATTATCTTCTGATGTGTGCTATTTTCGATGTAAGTTTTTATTTGAGTAGCGGTTAAATGTTCAACATATCCGTATCCTTCGTTTGCATTTTTAAAGAACTGTGAAATCAACTCACGTTCAAAAGGCATCTTCTCAAATATTAGATTAGCAGCTGAAAGTTCTTTTAATTCCGATTTCGATAACTGCCATTCTTCCCCAGATTCATATGCTCTAACAATTTCCATAAATAGTTCATCTTTATCAATAGCATTATATTTATCGTGGTGTATGTGCAGCACATTAACCGGAAGTATGCGAGTGTTTCCTGTCGGGTCATTAATTATATCCACTTCGTTTGACGTTCCACAAAGAACGGCAAGCCTTTTGAAATCTTCATTATACTTACCGTAAGGAGCGCGAAGTGAGAATGTATGTTTTGAAGTAAGGTCTTTAAAACGCTTTTCATCATTACGGGTTTTGCCTCCCATTTCATCATCCATTAGAATTAACTTTTGGCACATAAGAATTTCATCATCTTTTTCGCGGTCAAGTTTACTTTCAGCATAATATTTTCTTAGTGCCGATGGTAGCAACCTTCTAAACCATTCTGTTTTTCCTGTATTTTGCCCACCAACTAAAGAAAGAACAGAGCGCACCGGTATTCCCTCATATGCTGCTATTAAACCAATTAGCCATTTACGGATATAAATATTGGCACATGCTGTATCTGTTTCAATGGTATCAATTAGCGCGTCAATTTGCCCGCTGTTTGACCTGTGGCGGTTACGTTCAATGTATTCAGATATTGGGTTAAATGTTTGAATGTGGTCTGAAAAAATTACCGATTCGATTAAATCTTTAGTAACGTCCTTGAATTAAAAAACATTCTTCCTCTAAGGTATATAGTATTAAGACGTTCTTTTTTTACCTCCGTTCCTGCTTCTTCAATCATTTTAGTAATTGAATTTATACGGATAGGGTGGTTTAACATTATCCAGTCTATTAAAGCCGGTATAAGTTCTTCAGGTGTTTTAGCGAGTTTATTGACTTCAATATCTTCGCGCTTCATAACTTCTGATGTAATTAGTTCGGCATCATTTTCCGAAATGTTTTCCATCTCAACAAGTTGCTTTGCTATCCCTTCTTTACTTCTTCCATTCTTTTTACCCATTGCGGCTACCTGCACCGCGCGTTTATTTTCTTTAGGTAATTCTATCCCGCTTTGTTTAAGCATGTAATAGAACGTGCCTACTGTAATGCCTTTGTTCTTTTCGCGAGCGCAATAGTTAAACTGTGTATCGCATTGGCTTTCGGAATACTTTTCTGAAACGGAGCATAGGCTGTGATAATAAGAACGTCCACCTTCACCAAAACCATTAGCTAAAGCAAACCCAAGTTTTAAATAGCTATCATAATCTGGTGCTATGTTTATTCTGCGTTCGGTTACGGTGCGTATTAACTCCTCAACTTTATTTGCAGGAATTATTAGAGGTAGTGATTTTGGTTTTAAGGGTTTATCAACGGTGCATTTAGCCTTTAACGATTTCTCATTTATAAAAATATCCGGGTCAAAAGATACAAAACGGAGGGATGCTACATTCTTTGGTGCAGGGTCTGATGTAATTCCGAATTTAGCGTAGTAGTAATTAGCTAACCAATTATAAGATTCAACATGCTTATCGGGATTGACTTTAGCAATTACCGCAAGTCCTTTACCTGTTACTGAGAGAAATAAAGCGTATGTGTAAGGGTCTGCTGCAAGTTCGCTTTTATCTGTGTAGCTGTCAATGTCAATACAAATAAAGCCGCTATGTTTTATTAGCTTATCTTTTTCGCGTTCTTTAAACAGTCCACCGATGGTTACTGATGGTAAGGTGCGTTTAAGTTTATCGCGTGTAGCTTTATCCGCTGCATTGCGTATAGGCTCAACAAGTTCACTCCATGTTCCATATTTCACAGAAGAAATAAACTCCGTTATGGTAGTTGCTCCTGTTGATATATGTGGCTTTTCACGAAAGCCTATAAAGGTTGAAATATCCATTTAGGAAAAAATAGCCCCGAAGTTATCGAACTGGGTCAAGCAGTTTTCAAAGCAACGGGGCGTAAAAGTTAGTAATGTTATCTTGACCATAACAGTTGCAAATATAGTAATTAGTTTTTAAATGAGGGATAATTGTTTATCAGTTACAAATCTTTTTTTACACTCTTTCATGTTTAAAGTCATTTGTTTGTAGTAGCTTTCTTTTAGCTCCGCGCCTATTGCTTTACGCCCTAAAGATACAGGACTAAATACTTCGCTACCAACTCCTGCAAACGGTGTAAAAACTACCTCATTCGGGTTTGAATACAGTTCAACTATTCTATCAATTACATCTAACTGTAAAGGGTGAACATGCTTCTCGTCATCTTCTTCTTTTGAATCTTTAAACGGCAAAACATTATCAATTCTAATATCATCCCAAACACTTGATGCGTAACGTTGCCAAATGTAATGAGATAGCTTATTGCTTTTCGGGTCTTCGTGTGTTGCAAACTTTCTATTCAAAAGTTCCCAAAGTTGCGATTCGTTTAAGTCGCTTTCGTTTGCATTATTCCACGCCTCAACAATGTTTTTAAGTATCGGTGTTTCACCAAAATAATGTTTTAAGCCTTGTTCGTGTGTAACTGGCACTTTGTTTTCACCTGACTTTGTAAATATCAAAACGTAATCAGGCATCGCAGTAAAGCAGCGTGTAGAATCTTCAACTATAAACTTGTGCATTAAAGATTGAACCATTGTTCTCATTCTAACTTTCAAAGGCTCTTTCCAAATTGTAATACGGTTGCGATAATGAAAGCCGTATTTTTCATGTAGCTTAATTATTTCGTGTGGAAAATCCCATAAGTAACATTTGTTATCGTGAATGTCTGTGCAATGCACCG